CCTCTTTACCCTTTTCTTTATATTTTCCCCAACCAACGGATACATACTTATCATCATCATTTGTTGGGTCAGCTTCAGAAACTACAGCGTGACCGTCTCCACAATCTTCGTCATCGTAAGATTCACCCATATAATCTTCTAACGTGGGTAAGGATTCACCAAACTTACGATTTGTCCAAGTGGACTCTTTTAATAGTGGTTTCATTTTAATCATTATCATACTCCAAAGAATAATCTTCATTTCCAAATTTATCCCAAGATGCAACTGCACCATTGAAATCTTCATATTTTTCGCCTGTATTAACCACTCTCTTTATCACTTGTAATCTTTGTATATTTTTATCCCTATCACCTTTATATGGATCGTCTGCGGTTGGATAACTTAACTGTCTATATCCACCCTTTTCGAACCAAGGTTCAGGTTTACTCATATTTACACCTAATACGCGGTCTTTACCTGCTAATGTCCATCCAGTATCGGGTTCTCCACCATCTGCTTTATATGACACAACATTAGTTGAAACTTCTTTCAAAATGTCCATCAATTTAATCACTCTCGTTATCACCCTGCCAATTTTTATCTATATAATTAAAGAATTTTGCTTTTGCCTCATCACCCAATTCATCAGGAGAACCAACACCAAACTTCTTTAATGCACCATTAAAAAACTTTTCATATTCTGCTTTATCACCAGTTTCTTCATTAACATCATAGTATCTACCTATAATATGTCCCATATCTTCATATAATGCACTCATTCTTTCTTGTAATCCTTGTGCTTCATTTGCAATTTTACTAAATTGACCTGAGAGTGAGCCTAAATCTTTCATATTACGATTGATTGTAATTTTATCAAACCATTCTTCGGTTTCTCTCAAGGTATGAGTTTTTGCAGTTTTTGCAATATTGGATAACTTTTCAGCAACTGATCTTATATCATTTTCACGATAAATATGTTCTCCTAAAGAACCAAAATTTCTAACATCTTCTAAAAACTGGGATTCATCAATTTCATGATCTTCTTCGTGGTCTTCTGGTAGTAAAGATGATAACCTAATATCAGAATTCACATCTTCAGTAGAAATTTTAGTCTTAAACATATCAAGACTTGAAAATGCTGGTTTACTAACTACTCCACCCAACATAAAATTTTCTACTATTTGTTTTAATTTAATTTTCTTTGACATTATATGTCTCCTATTATCTCAATTTGAGTATCTTCTAAATTTATCTTTTACTTTATGCCACAATTGCTTTATAAAATCTTCTTCGCCAAAATGTGCCCTTCTAATATCACCTTGATTAAGACCTCTTACTAAATCTAATGCCTCATATTTATGATTTTTTACTCCATTCATCATAGTCTTAATTACTTTCTGTGATGCCTTTCCTAAAATCTGTGACATTACATTTAAATCTTTATCAACGGATTGTTGTGCCTCTGGTGAACTAAACGGCTTACCATATTCGGCTTCATCTAATTCAATCAAATGTTGTTTAAATTTTCTATGATATGATTCTTCGGTAGTTGATTTTTTGGATTGATCTACTACAATTCCATCTTTTTCAAGGAAATATTGTTTAAACTTTCTATGACTAAATTCGCCCATTATTCACCTCTGATAATTTTGTTAATCATATCTTCTGCCTTACAATACGTTCCACAAGTTCTACCCGGTGTCTGAGTTGGATCAATTCCCTCACTCATAGGATACATAAAAGCTCCTTGGGTGGATGGATTAGACACAAAGTCAAATGCTATAAGTTCAAAGTCAGGTTGTACCTGTGTGGTTGGTGCACCATCTTCAGATTCACCGATAGTTTCTACTGAACCCATACCACGAGATGAAATTCCAAGTTTAATTCCTGCTTTAAATAATTCTTTTAATATATTACCACTCGGAGTTCCTAAGACTTCAACTGTTCCAAGTAAATCATCCCCCAACCAATGCATCTCTTTAATATTATGTGAAACGTTCTGTAGGTTCACCACAGATGAATCTGGGTGGTCTAACTCCCCCATAGCCCGACGTTCTTTAATATAGGTGGTTGTATACTTCTTAGCCTCTCTTACTAAAACTTCACGCGGATAAACTCTACCATTTTGGTTTTTAGCCTCTGCACGTTGAAGTACTCCTTTAACAATTAATTTACCATTATTTTCTTTTAATGATTCATTTATCTGTTCTGATTTTACTTCAAATGGTAGATAATCTACTAATAGTTCCTTGCTCATAATTATTTTATCCTCTTAGTGAGTGCCATAAATTCTCTCATAAATTTAGTTATATTCTGTTGATATGACCGTATTATTTTATTAGCCGTAGATTTTTCACCACCACTACTTAAATCTTGTGCTATCTCATACATCTTATGACGTAAATTACTTTCTGCCTTTTCTAAATTCTTTACCTGTTTTTGTAATTTTTTTAGTTTTACAGGTGCCTCCGTCAAAATATCAGACGCTATAAGATAATCTTTTAATCCTACAGACATTAATACAATTTACCGACTTTATTGGCCAACTTAACTAACCTCTCACTAATTTTACTTAAAGCCGTATGAGTAGTTTTCCAATAATCTCTTGAATCAACCTTCAACTCATTTTTCAGTCTAACATTATACTGAACTGTTCTTTCTAAATCTTTTAAACAATCACGAGTCTCTCTCATAGCCATTCCAATTTTTTGTTTTGGGTTGAGAGTATCATCATTTCTCCATTGATGATATCTTCCTTCTTTAACAACTTCATACCCAGTTGAATTGGTGGCCACTTCTTCTTCCTTATCTTTATCTTTCTTTTTCTTAGAACTAAATGCAAAAGGTGTATTATATCCTGCTATATCACCCGTTTGAGTAATCTCATTAGTTTTTAATATTTCTCTAACAAATGCTCTAATATATTGTCTTAACTTATTTTCTGTCAAGGACATCTTCCAACTCCGTTATTAAGTCATAATATCTTAGTAAAGTTGTTAATTTCTTCTCAGTATCTTTATTTTCATTAATAGTATCTGCAAAGTTAATCGCCTCTGTTAACTTAATTTTAGTAATATCATCATCTATAGTAGGTACGAGTTTTTTCAGATAACTTTTTATTTTACCCACCTCTACTTGTACAAATTCTTTTAACGAAGTAGCATTAGAAACATTATTAATATATTTCCTCAATACTTCTTTTTGTTCAGTTGATAACTTAGAATACTTCTTATTAAACTTTTCTACCATTAACTCGTAAGCAAGTAATCTAATATCCTTTTCTTCAGCAGTTACTGGAGATTCAATAATCTTTTTATTAGGATTAGAGGAAATTAAATTTTCAACAATAGTATATCTTGAATCCACTTCTTCTTTTGGACTATAACTTTCTCTCGAAGTTTCAATAGAAAATAGTTTCCAAATTGAAGCCAATTGTTTAAAATTAGGAATTTTTGACGTAAATAATTTTTTTACATCATAATCTTCTTTAATTTCTTTTATTAAATTAAATTTTTCGCGCCTAAGAGAAGAATTTGTAATTTGTGCCCGTTCTTTCAACACAGCATCAACAAGTCTATTTGCTCTTTCTTCAGAATTATATCGTTCTTTTGTTAAGATTGAATATAATCCTAATTCTTTTCCTAAAGCAGTATTTTTATTAAAATACTTTTTGACTAAATTTACAGATTTTGATTCTTTATTACTCAAAATATCTGATGTTATTTGACGCGTCAAAACTTCAAATAATACACCAGTATTTTTAATTTTACTGTGTTTCAACTTTTTAGACATATATCACTCCAATGATAATTATATTAGTTCTATTATAAATATTAAACTTATAAAATTTATATATATTATGATTTAGAATTTATTTCCTTATCATATTCCTCTTTTACTTCCTCAGACTCAGTTAATATCTTTGTATGAGGTTTAATTAATGTTCCCTTTAGTTTATCAAAATGGGCTAAAGCTAATGATTTACCATATTTAGGTGCTCCACTCCCACCCTTTCTTTTATCGTGTTTTCCTAATGGATCCCTACCTCGTGCACTACCATCTTTTCCATAATGAGGGCCTTCATTAGGTCTACCTGCTCCTGGCTGTCCGCCTTCTGGAGCTCCACCTTCATCTTCTAATTCGTGTCCAGTTCTACCCATAGCTAAATCACTTGGTGTTCCTTGTGATTCACCAGATTTTGCTGGATCGTTTCCTTCAGATTCTATCTGAGCTCTTCTAAATTTTTGTTTAAAATCGAAAACAATACCTTCATCTTCTTTTTTAATTTCATCATTAGTAAATCCAAATATGTTTCTATAAATCCAATCGGTAGAAACTATACCATCACTTAACATTGAAGAAGCCAATGCTGTTTTACTCGTCCACAACTCAATCTTTTCTTGTTCATATATCGTGGATGGGTTTGTTAATCCCAAATCGAAATTAACTAAATCTGCGTCTGTATATCCTTGTACGTATAAATGTACAATAGCAATCTTTGTTAATTCACTAATAATAATTCTTTGTATTCTTTCAATCGTTCTTGCAAACCTCACATCTTCAGCCGCTAAGGTTGCCTTTGAACCAACTTGTTCTTCATATCCAAGAAATGCTTTTGGTATCTTTAATGCTGCCATTAACTTGTTTCTCAAATATTCAATATCTTCTACCGCTTCATAAGTTAATCCAGGTAATGAATCTATTTGTGTTCCACTATCTCCACCACGAACTGGTACAAAGAAATCTTCAGTAATATTTTGCATATTATATTTTAAATTATAATCACCAGATTCTTTTTCTACTACGGGTGCCTTTTTCATTTTATTGATAATTTGTTGCATATAATTATCAACTTCATTTGGTGGAATATTACCAATATCAATTTTGAAAACTCTCTTCTCTGGTGCTCTCATGATTCTGTGAATCAACATAGCATCTTCCATAAGAGATAATTGTTTCCAAGTCTTTCTACCACCTTCAACCATAGCCTTACCATACGGTAAATAATTTGAATCACCTAATAACCTAAAATGAGCGATTTCGAAATTTTCAAATTCTTGTTGAGTGTGACTTAATTTTGTCTGATTTGGATCTGCTGATTCTAATACGAATTTAACATATTCTGGATTGTCTGGATCTATTCCTTCTAATCTCACAACATCATAACTTGATAAGGGAACTACATTTTTAACTCCATATTTCTCATCTATTTCTAAATGTAAAAAGAAATCACCATACTTACACATATTACGAACCCAAGACCATAAATTAAATTCTATATTCAATATATCATAAAATAAATTATGTAGTATTTGTTTTATTTGATCATTATCACTATTGATTGTTAAAACATCACCATACTCGGATTTCATTGTTGATTCATCTGAATATACATCCAGTGCTGATGATATAATGGAATCACTATCCATTGATTCATAATCTCTAAATAACCCTAACCGCATTGAGCGTACCATTGCGGTATCTGAATATCCAGATAATCCTTTACCCGTTGAAAACAATCGTTGATATCTATCCACTAATTGTTTTTGTGGTAAATATTGTACTTTACTCGTATCTGCTACTTTTAATTTTTTTCCACCAACGTTTCTTACAATTACGTTGCCTGAAAATAATCTAAACAGTCGAGCTCTTATTGATGTATCTGCCATACTATCCTCTAATTAATTAACCATTCTAAAGATTCTTTTTCGCTATTTTTATTTCCTACATCCCACTGCCAGGCATCCTGACCAGGGGTTTCATCTGTTATATAAATGCCAGGATTCATATCAATCCCCGCCAAACTTTTCTTCTGTAATTCTATTCCTTCGGCCCTCAATCTTAATGCTGTTTCTCTTATCCATAATCCAATACCAAATGACATAACTAAGTCATCATTATATCCACTCATAGCTTCAGCTTTAGTTCCGTTATATATAAATACGAATAATTCATCAATTAACCTCTGGGAATAAACTTTAACTGATTTTTCTCTAAAAAATTCTTCTAATTTAGAAATAACCAAAGGTCTTGTTTTTGTAGACATTGTAAACCCAGGAATCATTTGTTTTTCTTGTCTATAAAGTTTATTAGACATTTGTTTTTGTGTATCTACATATTGTAAATCTTTACTCATATAAAATAAGTTATCATATTCTCTATCTATTACTTGTTGAATTGCTGCCCATCCAATTGTGGCATTTTCAATTACCAATAATGCGTTATTATATTCCTTAGATATATTTACAAGTAAGTTACCATAATCCCTTGTAGAAATCTTACCTTTATATTCCGCTACTTGTTTACAATCTTCTACTTCCATAACATGAAATGCCGAGTAGTCGGTCGCATCCCCCCTACTAACATCTGCACTCACAACATAATCTTTTGTGTAATCTGGTTGTTCCCATATCCAAATATTATTATCAACTCCACGTTTTTCCATCGGGTCTTTTACCATAGTGGTTCTATATTCTTCTAAAATAACACCATCTACTACTGATTGTCCTGAAGTGACGAAATCACAATCACATTCTTGAGCTGCCATTGACGGCCCTAATAATTTATCTTGTTCATCTCTCCACTCTTGTTCTCTGTCTGGATGTATAGTCCAATGAAGTTTAATCATATTCCAATTATTAGTACCATCTTCAGCATCAACCCAAGTTCTGTGAAACCAATTTCCTACACCATTTGGTGTAGAAAGAGCAATACATCTACCACCCAATGCCAACGTTTGAGATGCCGCAGTCCATATTGAATCTATTTTAGGAATAAACGCCGCCTCATCTAACACCAATAAAGATAGTGCTTCTGAACGACCTGCTTCGTCTGAACTTGCTATTGCCTTAATTTGAGAACCATTTCTATATCTTAATGATAATTTATTGTCTTCTACACAATTTGCCTTTAACCAACTTGGTAGATTTGCGTGCATAACACGAACTTTTGTTACTAAATTTTTAGCAGTGTCTTGTTTGGTGGCAATTACCAAAATATTCTTATCATTATGAAATGTCATCATCCATAAAGAGTATCCAGCAGTTAATGTACTGATACCTAACTGTCTTGCCTTTAAAATAACATTATATTCGTTTTTTAATAAATCTTCAACTGTTCTTTCTTGAAAATCATACAAATTAAATGGAATTTTCCCTTTTAGTGGGTGTTGAATTACGCAATACTTTCTTAAAAAATATACAGGTGATTCTGCACATTTTAAAAATTCTCTTTTTATTGCATTTTTTATATTTTGCTTATTATCCATTATCTAAACCAGTTGATACCTTTACCTATATTATATGCCGGTATTCCGACTATTCCTGCCCCATAGACAAAATATAACCATTTATTTTCATACCAAGATGGTTCTACTAATTTTACCTTCTTTTCTAATAACTTAATTTGTTCATCAGATAATTTAATTTGAGATTCATATAAAACTTTTAAAGAATCATCTTCTACTGACTTTCCCTTATAAATATCAAATAAACTGTCCTGATACGAAACTATTTTTGATAAACTTTCTACTTCAAATTGTAACTGTTTTATATTATTAGTTAAACTTATAGCATCCTCTTCGGTCAGAGTCATTTGTCCGAAAAGTGAACCAATTAGGAATAAATGTATTATCCATTTCATTAGTCAAGATTATTTTAATTATCTATGTAGAACGAAAACTACACCAGTTGCACCAATTACTACTTTCCTTACACCAATTGGATAAAGTGTTTTAGTACTAAGTTGTCCACTATCTAATGTTCCACCACTAGCACAATGGATTACTACGTTTGTCAAATTTTCAACAATAAATCCTGCACCAGAGTTTGAACCAGTTGCGTGATATGTTGTACTTGACGCTACCTCTGTTACTTTATTATAGTCACCCAGTGCTAAATTGTCTGGTATTGCCATTTCAATCTCCTATTATTTTTTCTTAGCAAATTCTCTTAAAAAATCTTCAGCTTCTGAAATATCTTTCACTTTCTTTACCTTAGAAGAACTTTTTTTAACATCTTCTATTTCTTTTTCGAGTTGATCTGCCTTTGCCTTTAAATTATCACTTTTTTTAGAAACAGATTTAGTGGCAGACTTAATTTGTTTCTTTTTTTTCTTTACATCTTTAATTTTTTTGTCTATCTTTACTATTTTTTTCTTTTTTATTTTAGATAATAATTGTGATAGTCCAAGAAAGAAAGTAAAAATCCAAACAGGGTTTATCTTTTTAAGAAAATTCCTGAATGATTCCCAACTCATTAAAGACCACGTTTTATTTTAGCAAAGTACCTAATTAAATCACTCTTATCTAAATTTAACGCCTTAACTATTCTTGCTAATGCTGCTACTTGTCTTTTACGATTAAGATTAGCACCTTTAATAGCATCAACTGCTTTATTTAAATATCTTTCAGCCTGTGCGGGAAGTTTGTAATCTTCTAAACCTTTACCTTCTTCCGTCATCACTTCCTTAATCTCTGTTCGAATTATGTTACGCAATTCATCTTGTGTCATAGTAAAATCTCCTAAGTATCTATGTTTACCTACATATAAATATCAATTAAATTGTTTCTTCTAACTTTTCTAAATATTCTTCGGCCTCAACTATAAGTTTTTTCATTTCTTCGCCGTCATCTCCGCCCCACTTTTCTTCATCTACCGAATAACCATCTG